TGTTTTTAAAAACGGAGTGATAGGTAATGTGAATGTAACACAATTTTATAAAGGTGTTTATGGTGATCATAGAACTGATCAATTAGTTCAGTATAATGCTAAAGTAGCACAAGGTGATTGTGGTTCTTTAGCAGTATGTGAAAATATAAATTTAAGAAACAAAATTTTTGGTATGCATGTAGCAGGTCATTCATCTCGAGAGATTGGATACTCAATACTATTATATCAAGAACTAGTGGAAGAAATTTTATCTAGGGTTGGTAATGTGCGAGCTGAGCCTGCTTTAGAAGCTCAGGGAATTCATGGAGAATTACCTGTAGTGATGAAAGTAGACAAAAGTAAAGCGCATTATATACCCAAAGAAACAAAGATCATTAAATCCCCTTTATATGAATGTTTTGGAGAATCTTATGAGAAACCAGCTTTTTTACGTCCAAAAAACGGAATTAGCCCTTATGAGTTAGCAGTAAAGAAATTAAGATATCAACCTATTGTTAAAGTTCAAATGGAAAGTTTAGAAATAGCTAAGTGCTGGATTCAAGAAAAATATCCTATCGCGTATGCGAGTAGAGTATTTACCATTGAAGAAGCAGTGTTTGGTATTTCTGAATTTGGGATACCAAGTGTGTGTGTCAACACATCACCTGGATATCCTTATTCATTAGAATTTAAGAATGGGAAAAATATGTTAATTAATTTATTAGAGAAGAAAATAGATGATAGGTTAAGATTAGATGTCGAAAGACGATTAGAGAGAGCGAAGCAAAGAATGCGAACTTTAACTATTTGGTCCGATGTTCTGAAAGATGAACGTAGACCAATAGCCAAAGTGGACATGATGAAGACTCGCTTATTTACTGGTTGTCCAGTTGATTTTTTAGTTTTATTTAGAATGTATTTTCTAGATTATATGACTTATGTTATGAAACAGAGTGCATATAAACCAATTTCAGTGGGCATTAATGCTCATAGTATAGATTGGAAATGTTTACATGGCAGGATGCAAGATCGAAAGTATTTAGTTGCAGGAGATTTTGAAAATTACGATGGAAACATTCCGGTTGAAGTTGGAATGTGTGCACTCAAGATAGTGAATGAGTGGTATAATGATAGTGAAGAAAACCAATTGATTAGATCTGTGTTGTTTGAAGAAATTTTTAATAGTTATCGAATATATGAAGATATTATATATGAAGTAACAGGAGGAAATCCTTCAGGCAATCCTATGACAAGTATTTATAATTCATTAATTAATATTTTGATGTGTGTTACAGCGTATAGTCAAGTTAGAGGAGATTTGGAAGATGATTTTGATATTTGTGTATATGGTGATGATAATGTTTTGATGTTTAATAAAGAAATTGATTTAGATCAATTTCAAATCACGTTGAAAAAACAATTTGGTATGATATACACGAGTGCAGAAAAATCTTCTAAATTGGAATTCAGCGCTATACATGATGTTAAGTTTTTAGGTAGGAAATTTAGAGTGGATAAAGGTTGGATTTATGGACCATTAGATTTAAATGTGATATATGAATTGTTATACTGGTATAAAAAAAATATTTCAGTTGACGAAGCTCTATTGTCTAGTTTTAATAGTTTTTGTTATGAGCTTGCTCATTATG